TAGTGAAATGGTAAAAGCCGGTTTAAAACACCTAAATAATGGAGCAAATGCGGTTGAAATTAAACGTGGCATAGACGCTGCTGTTAAACAAGTAATTGAAAATATCAAACATAATATTAAAGAAGATATTTCCTCCGAAGAACAACTTGAACAGATTGCTACCATTTCAGCTAATAATGATGTTGAAGTGGGTAAACTAATAGCAGAAGCTTTAAATAAAGTAGGCCGAGAAGGTATAGTTACAATTAATGAATCTAACTCAGGTGAAACTTATCTTGAAGTAGTAGAAGGTATGCAATTTGATAGGGGCTATAAATCCCATTATTTTGTAACTAATAATTCTACAATGACCACATATTTAGAAGATCCATTTATCTTAATAGCAGATAAACGTTTTACCCAAATAAAAGAATTATTGCCTATTTTAGAAGGTGTATCTACCCAAAACAAACCACTATTAATTATTGCTGAAGATATTGATGGTGAAGCACTAGCAACACTTATTGTAAATAAACTAAGGGGTACTATTAGAGTAGCTGCGGTTAAAGCCCCTGATTTTGGTGATCGCAGAAAATTAATTTTAGAGGATATCGCTGTTTTAACTGGAGGTCAAGTATTTAGTACTGACAAGGGAATGAAACTAGACAAATTTAGTTGGGACTGGTTCGGTAGTTCTCGTAGTGTAACAATAACAAAAGATGAAACAACAATTATCGACGGAAGAGGAAAACCTGAATCAATACAAGCACGTATTGAAGAACTTCAACAACAAATCGAAAAATCAAAAACCCCTTTCGAACAAGAAAAACTCCAAGAAAGGCTTGCGAAACTCACAGGAGGGGTAGCTATAGTTCACGTTGGTGGAAACACTGAAACTGAAATTAAGGAACGTAAAGACAGAGTAGAAGACGCCCTATATGCTACTAAAGCTGCTATTGAAGAAGGAATTGTAGCTGGTGGTGGAACTGCTTTACTTTATGCTAAAGAAGCTATTACTCAAACCCAAGACGAACTAAGTAATGACACCTATATTGGTAAAAATATAGTTTATAATGTTTGTTCTAAACCATTTACTACTATTTTAGCTAATGCTGGTTACTCAGAATCCGAATGTTATAGTATTATCAATCAATTAAGTCCTGATAAGATTTGGGAAGGGTTTAACCTTAAAACTGAAACTATTGTCAATATGAAAGAAGCAGGTATTATTGATCCCGCTAAAGTAACCCGTATAGCGCTTGAAAATGCTGCTTCGGTTGCCGGTACAATTTTACTTACAGAATGTGTAGTTGTAGACAACCCAGACGATAAAAAGAAAGACGATACGGATAATTTAATGGGGGGGATGTATTAATGGATACTCAACAAATTGAAAAATTAGTTGAAATAGCTCACCGCGTTAAGGGTAAAGGAGATACTTGGACATTACTAGCTAATAACCAAGTATACTCCTCCTTAACCGAGGTATTAAATGCGTATTATGTTATAGCAACTGTAAAACCTAATGCATTTAGACTTGAACCTATGAAAGGAGTTTGTTATATTATAACAAACCAAGAAATACCCAAACCCGAACCTAAAAAATTTGATTTATATGGAGATTTTGAATAGGGAACATACTTTACTAGTTGAAAAATATCGTTCTAAAACGTTAGAAGATTATGTAGGTAACGAACATATTAAATCTACTATTGAAAAATATTTAAAACAAAATGATATTCAAAACTTTCTTTTCTATGGTGGGGCGGGCTGTGGTAAAACTACTCTTGCTAAGCTTATTGTCAATAACTTGGATTGTGACTATCTCTATATTAATAGTAGTGATGAACGTGGTATTGATACTATTAGGGATAAGGTATCTGGTTTTGCTAGTACAGCTTCTTTTAAACCTTTAAAAGTAGTTATATTAGACGAAGCAGATTTTATTACAATTCAAGGACAAGCCGCATTACGTAATGTAATTGAAACCTATTCCCGCACTACACGTTTTATACTTACTTGCAATTACATTGAACGTATTATAGATCCTATTCAGTCACGTTGTCAAGTATTAAAAATTGAACCACCTTCTAAAAAAGAAGTAGCAAAGCATCTATCTAAAATACTTGATACTGAAAATATTTTACACACAATAAATGATATTAAGTGTATTGTAAATAAACATTATCCTGATTTACGTAAAATGCTTAATACGATTCAATTATCTACTCATGAAAGTGAAATTAGATTAGACGAATCAATATTAGTGTCATCTAATTATACTGCTTTAATAGTTGAAGAATTAAAACAATCTAAACCCGACTGGAAAGCAATCAGACAAATTATAGCAGATTCAGGTGTAAATGATTTCGAAGAATTATTTAGATACTTATACGATAATGCTTCGGCTTATGCCCCCAACAGAGAGGGTAGTGTAGCAGTTTATATCAATGAACATTCTTATCAAGCTAATTTTCGTATAGATAAAGAAATAAATGCTATGAGTTTAATTTCAAAACTTATAGATATAAAATGAGACTTTTAGCTACCCACCCTATTAAAAAGATGGACTTAGGTTTTCACGGAAACCTATTTGGGGGTAAATTATTATCTTGGGTAGATGCGGCTGTGGCCGCCTATGCTATGGAGGTGTGCCACTCTAAAAATATGGTCACAATAGCTATTGATAAGTGTATTTTTAAAAAATCAGCTAAAGAAGGATCATTACTTAAAATATACAGCAGATTAAATGATATAGGAAATACATCCGCTACCTTTGACGTTGAAGTTAGATCATACAATGTGTTTAAAGAAGAAGAAGCTATTATACTAACCACATCTATGACCTTTGTTAGAATAGACGATGAAGGGGGACCTATACCAATCTCAGAACAAGTTAAACGAAAATTTAATGAATCTAGGGCAGCTGATAGAAGCAAATAATAACTATTATCAATTGTATAGGGCAATAAAGGAACCAAAAACCTTACCTAATGAAATGGTTAACGAATTAAAAGATCTTTGGCTATGTACTCATACCTTTAGAAAAGATGGTATGTTGTATTTTTGTCGAGAAGTAGAATCAATCCCGTTTGAAATTATAAATTAAAATCATGAAACAACAACAACCACAACAACAATTAAATATTGACATCAAAGCAACAGCTCCTATTAAATCACCAGAAGGCAATATGGTGTTTCAAGAAGGTGTAATTTTACGTAAAGTATCTAAATTTATCGCGGGTACTGCTGAAGATGGGGTTATCCCGGTGCCTGTATTTTTTGACGTAAAAACCGGTAAAGTATTAATTGAATTACTACCTAAGGAGCTTAGAGAAGAATTTCAAGAGTTATATGACAAAGAAGACGCAACAAAATAAATCATTTACTATATTTGATTGGTTAAAAGAGATTACATATACTAAATCTCCAGTATCCAAATTTAGTGAAAAAGATTGGGAATCATTTAATCCTTATATGGTAACCCGCTTTTTAAGTATGTCGCGTGAGTATATAGATTTGGTAAATTATGTACAAACTATACCATATACTGAAAAAGAAAAATATTATAGAATATATTGTGAATTTACCCCTAAAAAACAATTTTTTCAAAAATATATTAAATCAACCAAAAAAAGCCCTCCAAAAGATATAATAGAACAAATTAGTAAATACTATGAATGTTCGTTTGGAGAAGCAGAAAATTATAGTTATATTTTAGGGGATAATGGTATAAAAGAAATTTTAACAAAATTAGGATATGAGTCAAAATAAAACCCGAGAAATAGAAGTAACAGACTCCATTGTAGATACAATTGTAGATAAATTTGTTACTAGAGCTAAATTTGGTAAAAATAAATACGGAACCGATTTAGATAGGACCGATTTATCAGTAGTAGACTGGATTAATCATGCCCAAGACGAGCTTCACGATGGTATATTATATCTAGAAAAATTAAAACAAACCTTAAGTGGCAAATAAAACACCACAAATAGTAAGAGAGGTTAAAAAATTTGTCCCTACTAAATTAAATTACGCTTATCAAAAGCAAATTTCGTTTAGTCAATTTTCAACCTATATTCAATGTCCCCATAAATGGGCATTAATGTATAGGGATGGACACTATAAATCAGAAGTGTCCATTCATATGACATTTGGAACTTCTATGCACGAAACTATACAGCATTATTTAGATGTAATGTATAATCAAAGTACAGCGGCTGCTGATAGAATTAATTTAGAAGAATATTTTGAAGATAGATTAAGAGAAAATTATAAAAAAGACTACGAACAAAATAAAAAAGAACATTTTTCTAATTCTATAGAACTAAGAGAATTTTTTGAAGATGGGAAAGCCATTTTAGAGTGGTTTAAAAAGAAGAAAAAAATGTATTTTAGTCAACGTGGATGGTGGTTGGCAGGTATTGAAGTTCCTATTTTAATTGCGTTTAATCCCGTTTATAAAAACATACTATACAAGGGGTACATAGACGTAGTGATGTATTGTGAACGTTCAAATAAAATAAAGTTAATCGATATTAAAACCTCTACTAGAGGGTGGAAAGAAAAAGAAAAAACAGATGAAACTAAATTAATGCAATTAGTTTTATATAAAAAGTTTTTTGCTGAACAATTTAATTTCCCAATAGACGATATTGAAATAGAATATTTTATTGTAAAACGCAAACAACACAACCATCCTGATTATCCTAATAGCAGAATCCAAACATTTGCCCCAGCTTCAGGTAAAGTAAAATTAAATAAAACTACTAAAGCAATAAATGAGTTTGTTGAAAAAACATTAGATCAAGAAGGTAAACATAAAGCAGACCCTATGATTAAATTACCTAGTAAAAATTGCACTTACTGCCCCTTTAATAATTCACCTGAACTTTGTGATAAGGGGTTATCTTAATATCTCTCCATATATTTATATACAACAATTAAATATTAAACGTTATGAACAAAAAAGATATGGTTTTAACCAGCGTCAAAATACAAAGTGAATTATTTGACGAGTTTAAAGTTTCGTGTGTTAGACATAAGTTTTCATTTCAAAAACTTGCCGATCGCGCAATTCATTTGTACCTTACAGACGACAATTTTAGAAAAATCATTCACAACCACAACATTTTAGAAACAAAATAATTTATGAAAGAAGGTTATATTCCTCAGGATCAAAGAAAGAAAATTCTATTGATTACTGATGACATCCGACTTCCCTCAGGAGTAGGAAATGTCGGTAGAGAAATAGTTATACATACCTCCCACCACTATAATTGGGTTTGTGTAGGGGCAGCTATTAAACATCCCGAAGCAGGTAAGCGTTTTGATTTAAGTCAAGACACAAATCAAAATGCAAACATAACAGATTCAAATGTAATTTTATATCCATTCGATGGTTATGGTAGTCCTGATTTTGTAAGATACTTAATCAAAACCGAAAAACCAGATGCGATAATGTTAATTACTGATCCTCGTTATTTTATGTGGTTGTTTCAAATTGAAAACGAAATTAGAAAACATATACCAATTTTATATCTTAATATTTGGGACGATTATCCTGCACCTATGTACAATCAAGCCTTTTATGAATCGTGTGATGCATTATTGGGCATTTCAAAACAAACAGTAAATATTAATAAATTGGTTTTAGGGGATAAAGCTAAAAACAAAGTTATAGAGTATGTACCCCATGGATTAAATCATGAAATATTTTTCCCAATCCCAAATAAAGAACAAAATAAAGAATTTCAAGAATATAAAAAGAATTTATTTGGAGGGAAGGAATATGATTTTATAGTTTATTTTAATTCTCGAAATATCCGCCGTAAACAAATTCCAGATACCATTTTGGCATTTGATTATTTTGTTCAGCAATTGCCTAAAGAAAAAGCAGCCAAATGCGCCATGTTATTACATTGCGATCCTATAGACGATAATGGTACGGATTTAACAGCAGTTATAGAAACTTTGTGTTCTAGCGATACTAATTTTATTTTTAGTACTGGTAGAAAAAACATTGTAGAAATGAATTTTATGTATAATATGGCTGATGTTCAAATTTTATTGACATCAAACGAAGGGTGGGGGTTATCTTTAACTGAAGCTATGTTAGCCGGAGTACCTATTATAGCTAATGTAACTGGGGGCATGCAAGACCAAATGCGCTTTGAATTTGAGGATGGTACTTGGATTAATTTTGATGCTGATTTCCCCTCAAATCATAGAGGTACTTATAAAAAACACGGTAAATGGGCTTTCCCGGTTTATCCTTCAAATCATTCGATTCAAGGCTCACCTATAACCCCTTACATTTTTGATGATAGATGTAAATGGGAAGATGCAGCTAAACAAATTATAAATGTTTATAATTTAGGCCCTGAAGAACGTAAATCTAGGGGATTAGCTGGGCGTGAATGGGCTATAAGTGATGAAGCAGGATTTACTTCACAACACCAAGCTAAACGTTTTATCCAATACACAGATAAATTATTTGATGTTTGGGCCCCAAGAGAAAAATTTGAATTAATCGAAGCCAACAAATTCCAAAAATCTAAATTAAACCATAAATTAATATATTAATGAAACCGTTATTTATAATTAGTTGTCCTATTGATTGTTATAGTGGATACTCCTCGAGAAGTCGTGATTTAGTAAAAGCTATAATTGAATTAGATAAATACGATGTGAAAATATTACCTCAAAGGTGGGGAGGAACCCCCTGGGGTTTTATAGAAGACAATCCTGAATGGAAATTTCTAGAAAAACATATTTTACCAAACGGGCAAATTCCCCGCCAACCCGAAATTTGGGCTCAAGTTACAATTCCTAATGAATTCCAACCAATAGGAAAATTTAATATTGGATTTACAGCAGGCATTGAAACCACAGTTTGTAATCCTACTTGGATCGACGGTCTAAACAAGATGGATTTAAATATTGTATCTTCAAAACATGCTAAAGATGTATTTTTAAATGCTAAATTTGAAGAAAGAAATCAACAAACCAACCAAGTTGTTAGACAAATCAAACTTGAAAAGCCAGTAGAAATTTTATTCGAGGGTGTAGATCTCCAAATTTATAAATTACTAGATAAACTTCCCCAAAATGAACTATTTAACCATATAAATTCTATCCCCGAATCATTTGCTTATTTGTATTTGGGGGCATGGATACAGGGAGACTTTGGTGAAGACCGTAAAAACACTAGTTTATTAGTTAAAGCATTTTATGAAACATTTAAAAATAAAAAACAAAAACCAGCTTTAATTTTAAAAACTAGTGGTGTAGGTTCTTCTTATATGGACCGAGATATGATTTTGGATAAAATATATCAAATTAAAAAAACAGTTAATTCAAAAGATTTACCTAATATTTACCTTTTACACGGTGAATTTAGTGATGCCGAAATTAATGAAATTTATAATCACCCCAAAGTTAAAGCTATGGTTAGTTTAACCAAAGGTGAAGGTTTTGGTCGTCCCCTACTTGAATTTACTCAATGTAAAAAACCTGTTATAACCACAAATTGGAGTGGACATACCGATTTTCTAGATCCCCAAATGTCTATCCTATTAGGGGGCCAGCTAACCCCAGTACACCCAAGTGTAGTTAATGACTGGATTATTAAAGATAGTCAGTGGTTTTCAGTTGATCACGGGCAAGTAGGTCATTATTTAAGAGATGTATTTGAAAATTATAAAAACTATACTGATAGAGCTAAACGCCAAGCATACAAATCTAAAACAGAGTTTAGTTGGGATAAAATGAAAGAAAAATTAAACCAAATTTTAGAAGGTAGTATACCAGAATTCCCATCCCAGGTACAATTGAAATTGCCTTCTTTGAAAAAAATAGAACTTCCAAAACTTAAAAAAGTAGAAACAAATGGATAATTTAGTTATATGTGAACGTTGTGGTAGTGATGCCTGCTTTATGCAAGAAATAAATGATAAAATCAAATTATACCATTGCATGGGGTGTGGATTTCAAGCCAATACTATAATGACTCGTGGCTCAGAATTTTTAAAAGAGCAAATAGAAATTTTACCTGAACTATATAAAGAATTAATGGTTGAAGATGAAAATGGAACTATTTGGATGCCATCAACTGTTAATATACCTTCTAAGGGTATGGTATTTGCAAACGGCACTAATAAAAATAATTGGCAATGGGCGGCTGTAAAAGCTATACCTATGCCTGAAGATGAAAAAGCTAAATTTAAATCAAAAGGTAAAGAATATGAATGGAAAATGGATATGGAAACACTAAAACTTTATCCTGAACGTGATTACATTGAAGCTCTTTTGTACATTAACGTGTTACCTGAATAATTATGAAAATAAGTTACGCTATAACAGTAAAAGATGAACTAAACGAATTACAACGTTTAGTTACTTTTCTCATTGATCAGAAAAGAACTGAAGATGAAATTGTTATTTTATACGACTCAAAGAATGGTAGCAAAGCGGTTGAAGAATGGCTACGAGCAAACTCAGTAGCAGAAAACAACTACCGTTGGTATGGTAGAGAATTTGATAACCATTTTGCAGAACATAAAAATTATTTGAATAGTTTATGTACAGGCACCTACATATTCCAAATTGATTCAGATGAACTTCCACACGAACAATTAATTGAAAATTTACCTTTTGTGCTACAGCATAACTCGGCAGTTGAACTTTATGCCGTGCCTAGAGTGAACACCGTAGAAGGATTAACCCAAGATCATATCCAGAAATGGAGGTGGAATGTAAATAAAAGGGGATGGGTGAATTGGCCAGATTTTCAAACTCGCATTTATAAAAATACTCCTGAAATAAAGTGGGTAAATAAAGTTCATGAAAAAGTTGATGGGCATAAACAATTTGCGTATCTTCCTATGGATGAAGAATATGCTTTATATCACCCAAAAACAATTGAGAGACAAGAAAAACAAAATAGTTATTATGGCACACTCTAGTCCACTTACCTTTTGTATAGGTACATATAACAATTTACCATACCTAAAGATTGCAGTTGAAAGTGTACGAAGAAATTCATATTACAATGATGCTCCGTTTATCATTCACGCTGAAAATTGCACTGATGGTACAAATGATTGGTTGGAAGAAAACTCTGATAAATATAATCTTGCTTACTTTACAGAAAAAACCGAAGGGAATGCTGTAAGGGGCATCGGTGGGTCAATGAACTTTTGTGCTGAAAGAGTACAGACAGAATACATTATGTTTCTACATTCAGACTTTTATGTAACTAAAGATTGGGATTTAGAACTACTAAAAATTCATCAAAAATATCCAAACGAAAAACTTTGGGTTAATTCTCATAGAGTAGAACCTGATATGTTTGGGTCATCACAAAGACTAGGAACAGCTATAGTGCCTAAAGAGCTCTTTGGAGCATACCACCACGACTTTGATTCAGAATATTTTGAAGCATGGGTAGAAGATTTTATTAATCTTAATAAAGATATTGAAATACCTAAAGGTGAAGGTGTATCTGGGTTAGTTAAAAAATCTATTTGGGATGAAGTAGGAGGAAATGATCCTCGGTTTGCTCCTACTAGTTGGGATGATCTTGATTTATTTCTAAGAATGCTCCAACATGGGGTTAGATTTATTCTCCCAACAAACTCAGTTATATGGCATTTTGGAGCCAGAGGTAGCCATAGATTGGAAGAAAATAATGGCCAATCTTCAGGCCGGCAACAAAAAGCTGAAGCTGAAAATATTAAAAAATGGTTGGAAAAATGGGGAAGTATGCCTATATTTGATGAATATGGAATGATAAAATTATATAAATGAAAAATATACCGATAGTAATTTTAAATCGAGATCGATTATATCCATTAATTGATCAAGTTAATGTTTTAAGACAAAAAGGTTATAATAATATTACAATTATAGATAACCAATCAACCTACCAACCCTTGTTGGAATGGTATAAACAAGACGGATTAGATGTATTTTATAATGACATCACAGAAAATTCTTGTCATGCTTTTAGAGATTTAGTTTCAATGAATCATCCAAAGTTTATAGAGATTATATCAAATTGGTATATATTCAATGATAGTGATATAATTCCATCAGAAGAAGTTCCTGATGATTTTATAGAGCATTTAATTGGATATGCAAAGAAATATAATAAATCTAAAGTAGGTATGTCAATTGAAATCAATGATATTGATCGTAATTACCCATTAAATGAATGGGTATATAGTTACGAATCAACATATTGGACTAATGCTATCATAGATGGAGATGTTGAATTATATCCTCATCCATTAGATACTACATTCTCTGTCCACTCTCCAGGAACTATACCAACTTGGAGTAATGATACTTTAAGAGTTGGATACCCATATGTTGTTAAACATGCCCCTTTTTATTACAACCCAGATGCATTACCCGAAGATGAAAAATATTATTTAGAACATATGAATAAACAAAGTAGTAATTGGTCAAGTAAAGTAGAAATAAAATGATAAAAGTAAGTAAAGCAGGCGTTAATTTTTTAGTCACGCCATCAACGCCAGATCTTGATAATTTTTGGCAAACTGTATATCAACAGTACTGGGAAGGGAATACATTTTACGATATATTGCCTCATTTAAGTAAGGATAAAACTTTTATTGATATAGGTGCATGGCAAGGACCCATATCATTAGTAGCCCAACAGTTTTCAAAACAATGTTTATGTTTTGAACCCGATCCATATGCATATAAATACCTAGTTAGTAATGTGGAATTAAATGGATTTCAAAACATAATTTGTGAAAATGTAGCTGTTTCTGCAGAACCTACATTAGAAATAGGTGCTGATGAGTTAGGTGGAGGTGTAACTAGTTTTACAAAATCGGCTAATAGTATTGAATGTAAAACGATATCAATCAAACAAATATTTGATAAATATCAATTAACATCAGATGATATTTCAGTTATTAAAATAGATATCGAAGGTTATGAATGTGAATTATTAAAAGATCCGTTTTGGAAAACATTAAATGTAAATTTACATATTAGTTTACATAGTTTATTTTTTCAAGATAAACAAAAATATTTTAATGATTTGCGAGAATATTTTGGACCAAATTATGAATTTATAAATTCTGATACTCAAGAAATTTTTATAAGAAAAAAATAAAAAAAATGATAAAACTAGCATTATTTGGAGCGTCCGGCGGCTTAGGAAAACAATTATTACCATTATTACAAACAAAATATGATGTAATAGGAATAAGTTCATCAGATATTGATGTTACTGATTTTATACAAGTTAATAAATTTTTTGAAACTAATAATATTGATGTAGTAATTAATTTAAGTGGTTATAATTTTGATACATTCACACATAAAATAAATGATGAAATTTTAAATCAAATTGATAAACAAATTGATGTGAACATTAAAGGAACCATTAATATAGTTTCAAATTGTTTAAATAAAATGCGAGCACAACAATTTGGAAGAATTATACTCGTTTCATCAGTACTAGCAGACCACCCAGTTATTAGTACTAGTATATATGCTGGATGTAAAGGGTTTGTTGATAGTTTTACTAAAACAGTAGCATTAGAAAATGCAAATAAAAACATCAATTGTAATAGTCTCCAATTAGGATATTTTGACGGAGGATTAACCTATAAAATACCAGAAAATTTTAGAGACACCATTAAAAATAATATCCCAGCAAAACGTTGGGGTACGATTGTTGAATTATATAATACAATTGATTATTTAATTGAAACGGGATATATGACAGGCCAGAATATTAATATCAGTGGGGGGATTATATAATGCAGGAATACAAAGACATATTTAACAATGTATATATTACAGCTAAAGAATTAAATATTGGTAACAATGTAAAGTTTGGTAAGAATGTAAAAATAAATGTTCGCGGAAAATTTCAAATAGGAGATAATAGTATTGTTGGAGATAGATTTACTGCAAACGCTGAGGAACTTGTTATTGGTGAATATTTTTATAATGGACCAACTGATAGTCGTGGTATGATAATAGGCGGTGGGGGCTCTAATTTTCCCTATGCTAAATTACATATCGGTGATCGAATGGTATGCCATACAGGGCATATAAACTTAGCAAGTCCTGTTAACATTGGAAATGATGTTGGATTATCTCACGATGTTGATTTAATTACCCATGGATTCTGGTATTCAATATTAGAAGGATATCCTAGAGTTTTTAAAGAAATTAATATTGGGAACAATGTTATTGTGGGATGGAAAACGGTTATCATGAGCGGAGTTGATATAGCTGATAATACAGTAATAGGTTCCCACTCAACAGTAACCAAATCATTAACTTCCCCAAAAGGAATATATGCTGGTTCCCCAGCTAAATTAATTAAAACAATTACAGAACCTACATTAGAAGATAAATGTATTATGTTGAATGGATTAGTAGCTGATTTTAATGATTTAATGTCGTATTATGACGTTCCTGAATATATCATTTCACCTGATTATCCAAAATTAATAATCAATAAGTTAGAAATTAATTTAATTGATTTTTCCTATAGAGGAGAACATGATGTAGTTACTGATGCATTTAGAGATTTTGCTAGAAGATATGGTATTAGAATATATGTACCACATGGTTTTAAATTTAATTTGGTTCGTAAATGAAATTCTTAAATTTTAATAATGTTCTGTGTCTTAGTCCACATCCGGATGATACAGAATATAGTATGGCAGGCGTTGTTTTAAAACACCCAGACACACATTTTGATATTTTATGTTTAACACAAGGCGGTGATTGCGATTCAACTACCGGTGTTGATAGAATAGATGAAGTTATTAATGCGTGGTCAGCTACATGTGCTACAAATTATTCATTACATTTCAGCGGAGTTAAATTTCTTAAAGAATTAGGCGTAGACGAATGGATTAATTATATCGAAACGAATTTTACAAAAAAATATAGTTATGATTGCATAATGACTACTTCTGAGCATGATAGTCATTTTGAACATGTATTAATTTCATCGTTCGCTGCGCCATTGGCTCGAGTCACCCCATATAGTATTATACAATATAGATCGCCATCTACTTTAGATAATTGGACACCGAATTTATTTGTTTCTTTGGGTGATTTTTATTATAATAAGAAAAAGATGCTATTAGAATTTAAGTCACAAATACATCATGGATACTTTAGTGATACCGTATTAGATGGGTTTCATACTAATTTTCAATGTTTGAAAAAAGGACAAGGATTTGTAGAATCTTATAAAATCATTACAGCACATGAATAAAATAGTATTATATTGTAAAAGTTACGATAAAGATGTTCAACGAGCAAAGATACTATTAGATAGTGTTATTAAATATAATGTAGATAATATTCCATTTTATATTTCAGTACCTAAAAAAGACATCGAATTATTTCAAAATATATTAGGTACTGAACATTACACATTGTTAGAAGATGAATCTATAGATTCAGAACACACCGGTTGGCATGGTCAACAAATTGTAAAAAGTCAATTTTGGAAATTAGGTCTATGTGAAAATTATATATGTGTCGATTCTGATTGTTTTTTTATTAAACCATTTTATGTTAACGATTTTATGTTTGATAATGACACGCCATATACAGTTTGTCATGAATATAAATCATTTTTTGAATTCTTAGATAAACATCCATTAAATTTTGACCCATATCAATCTTTTATACAAGAACGATTACAGATAATGGAATTATTTGGCAGAACGGGTGTAGTGTATGACTTCGGCCCCGGGCCAACCATATGGTCGTGTGCTGTTTGGAAAGATTTATTTACTAATTATGTTTATGCAAATAATTTAACATTTGCTGATTTAATTAATACGAATGGTTCTGAATTTACTTGGTATGGCGAATGGCTGCTACGTAGTCAAATAATTCGATTGATGCCAAAAGGTCCATTATTTAAAAATTATCATTATCCACATCAATTTGAATATGATAAACATTTTAAATATGATACAGAAAAAATTTCAAAATTATACTTAGGAATAGGTATACAATCAATATATGAATTTAATACATAAATATGAAAAAAAGTTTAGAAGAAATTAGCAAACAATACCATTCAGATAAAGGATCGATATATCATAACTATTTAGCAATCTATGAAAAATATTTTTCTAAATATCGAGACACATTAGAAAATTTTCTAGAAATTGGATTATGGGAAGGCGATAGTATACGAATGTGGCGTGAATATTTCAATGTCGGTAACTTAGTAGGGGCTGATATATTAGATTTATCTCACGTAGTATTGCCAAATACTCAAATTCATATATGCGATCAATCTGATAGGCAACAACTAGGAAATTTAATTGATAATTCATTTAATGAATTTGATATTATTATCGACGATGGCGGCCATTGGCAGCATCAGCAACAAATTACGTTAGGCTTTATGTTTCCATTTTTAAAATCTGACGGAGTATTTGTAATTGAAGATTTACATACAGCAAACCATCCAGCATACACTCGTCCCGGCGATGTTGCAACATTAGACATACTGTATACTTGGAAAGATACTGGTAATTTAGTTAGTAATTGTATGTCGCCAGCAGAAATTAAATATTTACAAGATACCGTTGCAGAAATTCATATCGAACGAGCTGCAGTATCTGATATAGCATTTATTATTAAGAAATGAAAAGTTGTATAATTTTTTCGTGCACTATTATATTGGAACAGCGATTAATTGTATTACATAGATTTCTTCAAACATTCCAGCAGCATTTTTCAGATAGCGATCTATATATAGGAATCAACCCTAATAGTTTAACTACAATTGAAAGTATCATAAATTCATATAATTTAAACGTTAAATATATGCAACGCTGCCCCGCAGAATTATATTCAGATAGCGATGCATCTGCATATCAAATTGCATTAAAAGGATTATACAATTCTGATACTGAATATGAAAATTATTGGTTTATACATACCAAAAGTGGCGTTAACGAACATAGTAATTATTTGCGTGAATGGTATATTGATAATTTCTTAGCAAATCGAGATTCAATTGAAACATTTATAAATGAAACACCGGGCATCGGTTCATATGGAATGTTAGGTTTAGAGTTTGATGACAATCGTGAATATGGAGAAACGGATTGTGATATAGACTTATTCAAAAATACAATAACATCAGATTTACCATGTACTCGTGCAAATTTCTTTTACATACATACATTATATGTTATTAATAAGAAACCTATGAAAATATTTTTAAAATTAATATCAGACACTTGGTTTAATACAAAATTAGATCGATATTATTTTGAAGGCGTATTTCCATTTATAGTTTCTAGGACAGGCTATTTTCCATATATAGAAAACCAATATGGATGTTCTTCAATAGATCTACAACCATATATTGAACGATGGGTCACTGAAAATAATTTGAAAAACTACAAAAATTATACTAATATATTCAAAACAAATTTTTTATTTGAACAATTATGCCCACCTTATGTTAATAGCAACACTCAATCATAATCTGCCAAATTGGACAGATAATTTAGTAAATCAATTAAAACGAGATCCATATTTTGAAAAATGCGAATTAATGGTAGTAGATAATGGGTCAAAAGAACCTTTAGCACAATCAACTACACATCAATTAGAAGAAAATATATTTTTTGGGGGTGGTTTTAATGTTGTGTTAAATTATTTTCTTACAACAGAACATGATTATTTGTATTTTTTAAACAATGATTTAGTATTTCATGGTCCATCATTTTTAACTACTTCATTACGAGAAGCAAAAGAATCGGATGCTGCTGTTTACTCCCCATCAGTTATAAATGCTTCAATGGAACAATGCCATTGGAAACAGATGTGGAATTGGGGAAAAGGTTTACGTAAAGTAAAATGGGTTGATTTTCAATGTCCTTTACTTAGAAGAGATATCCTAGAAAAAATTCAACATTTCCCAGATGAACTAATCTATGGATGGGGACTAGATTTTTATGCTGGGTGTATTTCAGAACAAGAAGGATTAAATACAGTTGTATCGGATACAAATACTATTACTCATATGAATTCTTTAACATTTAAAGAAAACAAAATAAATATTGGAGTGAATGAATTTTGTCAAAAAGCAGATCAAAATATGAACAATTATTTTTGGAAATCCGAATTTAATTCATTATATTTAGACCTAAGAAAATATGGAGAAAATTATATTATATGATATCATTAAGAGGAACAAAAATAGTAGAAGTACCTTATTTCTCTAATCAACTACTCGATAATACTAAATCAGTATTAATTATAGGAGAATGTCAAGGAGGAATAGAAGGTATATCTGAAACAATTCATGAGAAAGGATTTACTAATGTTAACACTACTGACATAATGTCCTCAAAACCAGAATATTGGTTAAGAAAAAATACTAACTGGAAACATATACAATGTGATTTTATAGAATTTGATGAAAATAATAAATACGATTTTATAATTTCAATTTCAGTATTTGAACATTTTGGTTTTTGGTTTGCTGGCAATCGTATGGCTAATGGTTTAGCAGAAGATGATACTTGTCGATGGAACCATGATATATTAGGAATTAATAAAGCATGTAAACTTCTTAAAGATAAAGAATCTAAATTGATTATAACACTTCCTGCAGGGCCTTACATGAATTATGAAGAATCAGGTGAACCATTTTTGCGATATTATGATCAACGCAGACAAAACATAATTAAACAAGAACTACAAAGAGATGGTTACTTTATTTCAGATGAGAAATTCTTTTTCTCAAATGATTTTACCAATTGGGAAGAAATGTCCTCAGAAATTAATGATCCAAAATATTACTCATATTATAATATTCACTCACCCAATGTTATATGGGGTTTAACAATACAAAAATTATGATATCATTTATTATTCCAAGTTATAATAACTTAAAACATTTAAAAAACGTTTATACAAGTATTCAAAAACATGCACCACAAGCAGAAGTTATCTTATTAGATGATGGTTCAACAGATGGAACGCAAGATTGGATTCAACAACAAGATTGCATTAAATACAGAAGTGAAGAAAGAGTTGGACATACTATATTATATGACAAAGGTATTGAGTTAGCTACAAATGAAATTGTAGGTATTTTACATGCTGATATGATTATTGGTCCAAATTATATTGAGAATCTAATTAAACATCTAAAACCAGGTAAAGTAGTTTGTGCTACTCGTATTGAACCACCTTTACATCCTGAAGGTAAAGAAAAAATTATTCGAGATTTTGGATTAGATTTTGATTCATTAGATGTTAATTCTTTTGAAAAGTATTGTATAGAAGTACAACAAAAATATGAAAATGAAACTACAAAAGGTATGTTTGCACCTTGGGTGATTTACAAAAAAGACTTTCAAGCCATTGGGGGACATGATCCCGGATTTGCACCTTTCCCATATGAAGATTCAGATATATTTCAAAGATGGGTATTGGCCGGGTATGATTTAATCCAAAGTAGAGATGCTTTCGTATATCATTTAACTTGTAGAGGACATAGGTGGAATGAGCAAGTCGGTAAAAATGATGATTATTTTACTATATCGGAAAAAAAAGCAAGAGAATATTATATTAAAAAGTGGGGAAGCTGGATAAAAAACGATGAATACCAGCACCCTATTATAATACCTGTGTATAAAAAGAAATTAATATTAAATAATTCTAACCCTCAGCTTAAAGAACTTTTAGAAATTTGGTTTAATGGCGGTGAAGATATTATTGTAGAAGTAGATGGAAATAGATTTACCGAACAAGATTTTCAATATATAACCCAATTAAATGAAATTATAAAAAATAGTGGTGAAATTGGAGAATTTGAGTTGGGTAATCTAAAAATAAAAATTAATTCACTAAAAGAGTATCAAAACGATTTGATTAAAATATAATATTTATAATCATGAAACATAAAGTCTCATATCCCATTAAATTAAATTTTGAGTATTCTTGTAAAGAAGACTTGGAAGAAATGATTGAAAATAGTAAATTAAACCAATTCTTAATTGAAAATACATTTGAACCTTTAAAACAAGCAATTGTTAAAAATAAAGCTAAATGTGTTTTATATGAAGTGGGAGATTTCAACTATAAAGTTATAGTAAAAAAAGATGAATATAAAACTCTTATAGATAAAATACTGTCTCACTACGAAAAAAAAGAGGATTATGATATGTGTATAGAATTAGTTAAACTTAAAGAAAAAATAAAATGAGTCAGTATTATTATTATTCTAAAAACGATAAGAATAAAGAAAAATTAGGTGTAATTAATGCCTACAGCCAAGAGGAAGCAGTAGAAAAACTTGCTATAACTAAAAAAATAGATATTAATTCACTCTTAAGTTTATGGGAAATTAAAAAAATAGAAAATGAATCCAAAACGGGATTTTAAGGAATATTTTGAAAAGGTTTTAGGAACCAAAATAGAAATTCAAGGAAAATCTGTCAATTCTAAGGATCAAGAGCGTTATTGCTTTATTAGTTTTATAGACAATTATAGAAAAGCTATACAACGTACTATATTATTGCAAAAAGAACACGATATTAATTTTTATAGTTGGGACTCCTTATTTGCTGAGTCTATTGAAAGTTTAATTAATTTTACCTTTGATAAAGAATTATCTAAACTTATACTTTGGTTTATTTATAAACACCCATTTGTCGAAAAAGAAGAAGAAAAAATAATAACAGATCCTAATGGTAACCCACACCTTATAGAAACTAGTGAAGATTTATATGAATTAATTTTGCTACTTGAAAGTTTATAATTATATTTAAATACTATGGAAAATAAAAAATGTATGTCGTGCGGGGAATTAATACACCCCAAACGACTTGAAATAATACCTAATACTAAATGCTGTGTTAATTGTTCTGAGGTAGGTCGTAAACGCGGATTAACAATACAATTAGGCGAAGGTGATCATACTTATAATGATTTAGTTATTATGAGTGAAAAACAATATTTTAGGTATGTAGAAAGTGAAAATAAAATAGCCAAAGGGCAAAGCAAAGCCGAAATAGTTGATTTTGATAAAGAAGACGAAACCGAAGATACTATTACTCGGTTTGGGATTGATGATATTGAATAATGCCATTAGCAAAACCACTTACAAAAGAACAAATAATAGCTGCTATGGGTGTAACTAAATCCAACAGGGCAGCTGCTCGTTGGTTAAATGTTTCTTACATTCATTATAAAAAATGGGCTAAAAACTATAAAGATGAAAACGGAGTAGTTTTATTTGATAAACATCTAAATCAAGAAGGTAAAGGTATATTGAAGTGGGGAATAAATACTAAAGAACCACCATTAGATGACTTAATTAGTGGTCTTATCCCGATGACAAATTATTCGCCCTCTAAAGTTAAAAAACGCTTATTTCAAGCTGGGTATTTAAGAGAAGAGTGCTATGTATGTCAATTCCACGAACGCAGAGTAACTGATTATAAAATACCTTTATTATTGCATTTTAAAGACAAAAACAAGAAAAATTATAGATTAGATAATTTACAAGTTTTATGTTATAATCATTATTTTTTAATGGTAGAAGATGTATTTAACCCAAATGATCTATCAGTAATTGAAGACTCAGTTCCTAAAAATAATACATCTGAGGCGGTTGAGTGGGAATTAGATGATTTTCAATTAGAACAATTGAATAAATTGGGTTTATACGATCCTCCAAAAGTAATGGACGATGGAAGTGAATTTATTTCTCGATTATGAAACATAAAAAGCACGATAAAATAGTAAATGATTACCAAAAAACTAAATCTAAACATTTAGAAAAATTAGCTACTGAAATGCTTAAAAATCAAGATAAATTAGATAAATTAAAAAATAAAAAATCAAACGGTAAGTTTTTAAACTTATTCTAGATTGGGTTATGTATGGTTACACAATTTAAAAACTGTACAAAATGGCAGCAAAAGTAAAATCATCAGCATCCACTCTCACTTACAAAGAAAAGAAAAAAGTTAGACGTAAAGGAGTACACGCAAAAACAAAAATGTCAAATTCAAAACTAAGTAAAAATTATAAAAAGCCTTATGTAGGCCAAGGTCATTAAAATCAAATTTATGAGTAAAACATCAAATTTTCAAAAACTCGCTTGCTTAAAAGACTATATTAAAGATTTACACAAAAATAGTAAATATGGTTGGGGTAAGCGTAGAAAACCACAACAAAATGAGCAATTCGCTGTTAAAAATATGGTAACAGAGGAAGAATTGTTAGTAAGTTATGGTGTGAAAACACGCAAGAAAAAGTAATAACTTAGTCATACTAAAAGTTTGGCTCAACATCTTTTGTTACGTATATTTACAAAAGTATGTTAAGAATATTTACAACCTTAAACAAGTACGGCACACTCAGAAAGCGTATTATACACGTTCCTGATGGTAAACCGTTTACTCACGGTCCAGGTTATGGACCAATAGTTATCTCGCGAGTATTCAAATATGAATACACAGGAAGTACATCTCCGGCGTTAGTATCATTTAATGGTAAAAAATACATTGTACCCTCGTGGCAAGAGGTATTACTTGAAACCACATTAAATGACATAGAATGGGTTAAACCTCAAGTAGAGGCACCTCCTCCTGCACAGTCGAATACGTGGAAATTTCAATCTAAAAGTAGTCCTGATCAATATTACATTGTGCGCCAAAATGGTTCAAAATTAAGTTGCAATTGTAGTGGATTTTGGAGAGCTAAAGATCGCGAAAAAGGATGCGTTCATATTCAACAAGTTCGCTCTAATATGTAGCGCGTTAATTATTAATGCTCTACATGAATTTGTAGCGCGTTGATTATTAACGCACTACATAAATCGTTAGAGCGTTGATAATTAACGCACTAAAGCGTCATATAAACGTCATGCGCCTCATTTGGAAATCACTTGGTTTGTTCGTACATTTATATTGTTATGATTGATAGAAACGATAGACGCAGTAAAGAAGAAGGCCATTTGGCCGCTTTAATACGACGCAAGATGATTCAAAGAAATCATGGCGACAAGACTAAATATACACGTAAACAATCTAAATCAAAGTTATGGCACAAAGAGGACGACCAAAGAAATTAGTCAATACCAACACCGAATCTGTGGATTTGACCAAGTTTACTCGCAAATACACTAATGAAGATGGTAGTGTCGATACTTGGTATTACGATTTAAACCTTCGCAAGAATGGACCAGTATCAGTAGAATTTGAACCAAGCCAAAGCATGGCTCAAGTATTTGAAGATAAAATGCCTAAATCGCAAAAGAAATACTTGAACCCAATCAATGGCAAAATGGTAAGTTATTGCAGAGCACGACAATTAAATTTAGTATAATATGACAGATCTATATTTTGCCCTTATAAATCAAGGATTTGATAAGGAAGAAGCCAAAGGCATTATTGCCGAAATGAAAGAAATGATTGATGGAGGAAGCAATCCTGAAGAAGTACTTTACGAGTACGGGTTGGAACCTGATTATGTTTTTGATTTAGTCTAAAATAAAAGTTATGAAAAAGAAACATCCGATTACATACAACTACAAAAAGATCAGACGATTCTTTAAAGAAGATAGAATCCAAGAAGCCGAAGAATTACTCAATTGGGGTATTGCTCGTTTAGCAAACATGTCATTAGAAGGTATTCAAACTATTGATAAAGTAGATATCAACCTTTGGAAAGACAGATATTGGTTTGAACTTGAAAACCACAATTTGTTAGAAGGAGCTGATGAGGATTTTGATTTTGAC